GCTTGATTATCTCCAAGGTCAAAAAGATGGTCTTGAATGGGCTGCGCAGCTTGCAGAAGCAAATCACCCACAAACTGGCGACTGGCTTTACGATGACCCTGTTGAGCTTGCAAAGGCTATTCGCAAAGGTCCGGATATGCCCGAGGCCGCTGGCAACTCTCCGGTAACTCCGGATGGTTGGATAAGCTGTAGTGAGCGAATGCCTGTAATTGGCGAGCTAAATTGGAGAACTAGTTTTCCTTTACTGGTTACGTGTGAGATCGGCGTTATACCTGCTTATTACGGCTTTGTGAGCGTTAATGGTGATAGGCATTATGGCTTTATGGAGAGTCTTAAATACGGAGACGATAACGGCAACCATCCTCAAACTAATGAATATGGTCTGATTAGCAATGTCACACACTGGATGCCACTACCAGAACGCCGCAGGAGGTTAACCGTGGCTAACCTGCAACTTGCCGTCAAAGGTGAATACTTCGATGCCATGATTCGCGGAGAGAAAACGGAAGAGTATCGCTTGTGTAATGACTACTGGAATAAGCGAATTATGTTACGCGAGTATGACCGCCTGATTATCACAAAGGGATATCCGAAGCGCGACGACTCCAGTCGCAGAATTGATGTTCCGTATGGAGGATATGAAGTGAAAACAATCACACACCCCCACTTCGGTGATAAACCGATAAAGGTTTACGCGATAAAGGTGAATATTGATGGCTAAATCAGCAGCAGAGCGCAAAGCCGCTCAGAGAGCCAGACAAGCTGAATCCGGTGTACGTAAGCTGGAGATTGTGCTTGATGCTCAGGAAATTGAAATGCTGGAGCGTAACTGTGCCACACGTCGCCCCGGGCGTGCACCTTACGAATTTGGTGAGTATATCGCGTTACTGATCCGCCAGGATGATGTACGCGTGCACGGGCGTATAAAATCTATCAGCAGAAAACGTTGCGGTAAGTGCGGCGAGAGAGTTCCTGTGAATTCATGCCCGTGTAATGGTGACTCGCAATGCTGGGTGACCAAAGGCTGGCATGAAACGAAATTAATAGCGTGACATGTCACGAAGGTGTTATGCCAAAAATACGCTACGACCTTGAAGATATGAGAGATAACTCAGCAAATTTTCCGAAAGAGGTTAAATTTCTTATGCACAAGTATGGTTGCGCCAGGAGGGATATAGTTATCGACAGTCAGCACCCTTGCGGTGAGGATGTAATTTTCATTCGCGGTAAATGGGAAGGGTATCTTGACGAGAGTTTTTACGATGAATTTGATGGACTTTGAATGCTGCCGCCAACTATGGCGGCTTTATTTTGCATGTTACTATTACCACAACGGTAACTATTACCACGGTGGTTATGATGCCTGCTGAACCTAAAACCTATAAACGCAAATCAACGCAATTTAAGCCGCTCACAGCAATGCAGGAGGCTTATTGCCAGTCATACATCAAAACGCCTGAAAACCAGACTCAGGCAGCGATTAACGCAGGATTCTCCCCAAATACAGCGGCAGTTAAAGCCAGTGTCATGATGCGCGATGAACGCATTCAAAAACGGATTGCCGAGTTGATGGAGGAGCGCAACAAACGAATGCGCGTCAGTGCTGATTACGTTCTCATGCGCCTAGTGGAGATCGACCAGATGGACGTGATCGACATCCTCAACGACGATGGGAGCCTTAAACCAATCCGTGAGTGGCCGAAAATCTGGCGCACTACGCTTAGTGGCTTTGATTTGTCATCGACCATCATGAACATGAACGAGGATTCGATAGAGACAATCCTCAAAAAAATTAAATGGCCTGACAAGGTGAAGAACCTTGAGCTGATTGGTAAGCATGTTGATGTCAACGCGTTCAAAGAACGTCTGGATGTTAATGTGAATGTGACAATTGCTGATCGCATAGCAGCAGCCAGGAAGCGACTCAAAGAACGTCAGGATGGTAATCAGTGACAGATACAGCGTTATCTCCTGAAGAGCAGTTAATCGAGGATATTGCAGGGTTCACTCACGATCCGCTTGGCTATGCCCTCTATGCGTTCCCGTGGGGGGAAGAGGGGACTGAACTGGCACATGCTACCGGCCCACGTCAGTGGCAGGCCGATGCGTTCCGAGAGATACGTGATCACCTGCAGAATCCAGAGACGCGTTATCAGCCGCTTATGCTGGCACGTGCTTCTGGTCACGGTATTGGTAAATCCGCATTCATCTCAATGCTGATCAACTGGGGCATGTCCACTTGCGAGGATTGTAAGGTCGTGGTGACCGCCAACACCGACAACCAGCTACGAACGAAGACCTGGCCGGAAATTATCAAGTGGTCGAACCTTGCTATCACGAAAGACTGGTTTACCTGTACCGCTACCGCGATGTACAGCAATGATCCTGGGCACGACAAGCGGTGGCGAGCTGACGCAATCCCCTGGTCTGAGCACAACACTGAGGCATTCGCCGGACTACACAACGAGCGCAAACGCATCATCGTGGTATTCGATGAAGCGTCGAACATTGCGGATCTGGTGTGGGAAGTTGCTGAGGGTGCGCTTACGGACGAAGACACTGAGATTATCTGGGTGGCGTTCGGAAACCCTACACGTAACACCGGGCGTTTCCGCGAATGTTTCCGCAAATATAAACACCGCTGGAAAACTGCGCAGATTGACAGCCGGACGGTGGAAGGCACTAACAAACAGCAGTTGCAGAAATGGGTTGATGACTACGGGGAAGACAGCGACTTCGTTAAAATCCGTGTGCGCGGCATATTCCCTGATGCATCTGAATTGCAGTTTATCCCTACCGGTCTTACTGATGAGGCAATGAAACGGGTGGTAACCGCTGCGCAGGTGGCGCATGCTCCGGTGATAATCGGTGTTGACCCGGCATATTCAGGCGTTGATGACGCGGTGATATACCTGCGGCAGGGGCTACACAGTAAGGTGCTGTGGACTGGCAACAAGACCACTGACGATCTGATTATGGCGAAGCGTATCGCTGACTTTGAAGACCAGTATCAGGCTGACGCGGTGTTCATCGACTTCGGTTACGGAACCGGTTTGAAGTCAATCGGTGATGGCTGGGGGCGTACTTGGCAACTTGTTCCGTTCGGCGGCGCGTCTACTGACCCGCAGATGCTCAATAAGCGCGGGGAGATGTTCAACTCATGCAAGACATGGCTGAGGTTGGGCGGGATGCTGGATGACCAGGAAACAGCGGACGATCTGTCGGCGGCAGAGTACAAAGTTCGCGTGGACGGTAAAATCGTTATCGAACCGAAGGAAGATATCAAAGAACGACTTGGGCGTTCGCCTGGTAAAGGCGATGCGCTACTGCTGACGTTTGCTTTCCCGGTGTCAAAGCGCCTGCGACTTCCCGGGCAGCAGAACCAGCAAGGCAAGGCGCTTACCGAGTACGATCCATATGCTTAGTCTTTATTTTTATCCTCGAAACCTGATAATCCAGATAGAACACCAAAGTTATTAAAAACGTTTGGCTTACCAGATTTTAATCCGGATAAGTTGTGTTGCTCCAAAAAGTTGCTAATTGTTTGGCCGTTGCCAAGTGCAAGGCTTTTTATTTGAGATTTTTCAGGGTATTTGAGTTTGTATTCGTCGAAATCATTTTGGAGGGTCTTATATGCCTCATTCATTCTTCCAAGAGTTTCCGATATCTCTTTTAATGAATGATTTAGAGCTGCTAACTGAGCACTGGCGGATCTCAATTCGTCATCTTTAGCTTTCAACTCGGCAGTCAATTCCCCCATACTATTCTTTGATCGAATAATCTCTTCTTTCATCTCTTGGATGTCTTTTTCCGCGCCAGTCTTAACTTTGTCGTATGTAACATCTTTTTTAGCCAATAACCTCTGCAGTCTTGTTTCACGCTGGATTTTTCTTGCCTTCAGGTGATTTTCGATTGAGTCATTATTATCAAGAGGCTTTGCTTGCCATACGTTAATGATATTGTTTACCCATGGTAATAGGCAGCAGATAGCAATTACAGATAAGCATGGATAAAACATAACAGTTTTCCATGTGCTGTTATCTGAGATATATGAAATTTTATCTATTATGTTTGATTTGCTAAAAAATAGATAAAGAATTGATTTCCAGTTGAAGGCGCACCAGGACATAACAAAAGCACCAAGCACAGGGTTTTTGGCTCGATTCACGGCAGTATTGGCAGTAGATAAAAACAGCTCTTTGAACGATTCAAACATGCTAATTACCTTGAAGTTTTTCATGATTATACCTTTAAGGTAATTTGCGGTCATCAAGCAAAAAAATGCCCGGCGAACCGGGCGAACTGGAAGCAATGAGTTATGCCTTCCGTGGCTGCACGGGTTTACAGCATGAAGTCATCGCAATGGCGTCCTGCTGTAAAAAGGGCGGTGATAGTCCTTCAAGGGAAACTATCACCGCCAAGCACCTGGAACTTCTGGTATCACGGTCCTTAGGCGTGATTCTGGCGTGGCATGCAGGATTCGAACCTGCGACCAACCGCTTAGAAGGCGGTTGCTCTGTCCAACTGAGCTAATGCCACAACGCTGAGAGCACTTAGCCTGTTAAGGCACCACACTTTGTCGCGGCTCCATAAATGCTCTCATCGTTGTACCCTCGTCTCTTCCGAGGCGTCACACCGAATCGCCGGGATGGTGAATCCCCGTGCGCGGAATAAAACCGCTCGACTTGCACATTCCGGCTACCTGGTTCGTTTGCCCGAGCAAGGGAGGGTGCCCCTTAAACGTATCCAGACCGCTATCGGCGCATGTGCCATACGCCGTACTGCTCAAAATAAAAGCTCACTCCACCTGTTCAATTTAACGACAAGCCAGTCAGGTTAATAACCGGAATGAACTCTTTGCTTACCTGAAAGGTAATAATTTGTGCGTTAAATGTCAACTATCTACGATAAATAAATCATATGTGGTTAAATTGGTAATAATTTAATTGCGTACGGAGTCATTGATATGTGCATGGGTAGCTCACCATCAGTGCCTGCAACACCAGAAGTTCAGGCAGCACCACAGGAGCAGGATGCCGCCGTTGTTGATGCCCGCGACGAAGAAACTCGTCGCCGTCGCGCTGCTGCTGGTCGTAGTTCTACGCTGCTTACCGGTTCTCAGGGCGACACATCAACCGCTAATACCAGCGGTAAAACGCTGCTTGGTCAGTAACCGGAGTCATTGAAATGGCGGAAACAACTAAAGAGCGATTGAACAAACAGTTCGCACAACTTGAAAGCGAGCGTCAGTCGTTCGAGCCGCACTGGCGCGAGTTGAGTGATTACATCAACCCACGTGGTTCCCGCTTTCTGACTTCTGAGGTCAACCGTAACGATCGACGCAATACACGCATTATTGATTCGACCGGGACTATGGCGGCGCGCACTCTCGCCAGCGGCATGATGTCAGGCATCACAAGCCCCGCGCGTCCGTGGTTTCGCCTGGCTACGCCAGATCCTGAAATGATGGATTATGGCCCTGTTAAGTTGTGGCTTGAGGCGGTGCAGAACCGCATGAACGATATGTTCAATAAGTCGAATCTCTATCAGTCGCTGCCGCAGTTATACGGAAGCCTCGGCACATACAGCACTGGTGCAATGGCAGTGCTGGAGGATGACGAGGACATCATTCGCACAATGCCATTCCCGATAGGCAGTTACTACCTGGCTAACTCACCTCGTGGCAGTGTGGACACCTGTTTTCGCAAGTTCTCTATGACTGTTCGTCAGCTTGTTCAGGAGTTCGGGCTAAATAACGTCAGCGAATCCGTAAAAAGCATGTGGGAAAGCGGCACCTACGAGAAGTGGATTGAAGTGATGCATTCGGTTTACCCGAACATTGACCGCGATACATCGAAGCTGGATAGCAAGAACAAGCCATTCAAATCGGTTTATTACGAGGTTGGTGGCGATAACGACAAGTTGTTGCGTGAGTCCGGATTCGATGAGTTTCCAATTATGGCTCCGCGCTGGGAAGTTAACGGCGAAGATGTTTATGGATCATCATGCCCGGGTATGCTGGCGCTTGGACCTGTTAAGGCATTGCAGCTTCTCCAGAAGCGCAAGTCGCAGTTGATTGATAAAGCCACCAATCCGCCGATGGTTGCTCCGACTTCCCTCAAGAATCAGCGCGCCTCCCTTCTTCCTGGCGACATCACGTATATCGATCAGATTACTGGTCAGGATGGCTTCAGGCCTGCTTATCTGGTTAACCCCAGTACAGCAGATTTGGTGGCAGACATTCAGGACACTCGTCAAATCATTAACAGCGCCTACTTTGTCGATCTGTTCATGATGTTGCAGAACATCAATACCCGCTCGATGCCTGTTGAAGCGGTGATCGAAATGAAAGAAGAAAAACTTCTGATGTTGGGGCCGGTTCTGGAGCGTCTGAACGACGAATGTCTTAATCCTCTCATTGACCGCGCTTTCTCGATGATGGTGCGTAAAAACACGCTGCCGCCACCGCCTGACGCGATGGAAGGCATGCCCCTGAAGGTCGAATACATTTCCGTCATGGCTCAGGCGCAGAAGTCTATCGGCCTGTCCAGTCTGGCGTCCACGGTTAACTTCATTGGTCAACTTGCGCAAGCGAAACCAGAAGCTCTCGACAAACTCAACGTTGATCAGGCGATCGATGCATTCGCTGATATGTCCGGAGTGTCTCCAACCGTCATTGTTCCGCAGGAACAGGTTGAGCATGCTCGCCAGCAACGGGCACAGCAGCAACAGCAGCAACAAATGATGGCGATGGGGATGGCGGCGGCACAGGGTGCCAAGACGCTAAGCGAAGCTAAAACTTCGGATCCGAGTGTTTTGTCAGCTATGGCGAATGCAGTTAGTGGTCAGGGTGGGCAATCACAATGACAGATTACGAAGACGATCAACTGAAAGAAGAAAACGCCCGTAAGCAACGTGACATGGCGCAGCGTGAAATTGATGACATTCGCTTTGTCATGAGCAGTGAACAGGGGCGTCGCGTTGTCTGGTCGGTGCTGGAGAAAGGCCGTGTGTTTTCCGCTATCTCACCGATGGACGCTATGGCAATGGCATTTAATGAGGGGCAACGCAATCTGGCGCTGGAACTGTTTCAGCGCGTTATGGCGCATTGCCCTGAACAGTATTTGAAGATGGCCAAAGAGGCCAGTGAACAGGAGTGATCATGAATTTGTTTGAGCGTTTGCTGTATAGCCGTCTTTGCAATGAGCAACCAGTCGATGGTGGAGCAGCTCCGGCTGCGTCAGAACCGTCAGCGCCTGCAGGTGATAACCCTGCTCCAGTTGGTGATCCATCACAACAGGAAGGTGATAAGCCACAACCTGTTGCTGATGGCGATAAACCTGCTGATGACAAAAAGCCTGAAAACGATAAGCAGGATGAAAAAAAGGACGGCGATAAACCAGAGGGTGCGCCTGAGAAGTACGAGTTTCAGGCTGCCGAAGGCGTAGAGCTGGATACAGAAGCGTTGAAGGAATTCGAGCCGGTGGCGCGAGAACTTAACCTGACCAACGAGCAAGCGCAAAAGCTGGTTGATGCTTATCCGAAGATTCTGGCAGGTGTTCAGCAGCGCCAGGCAGAAGCCTGGCAGAAAACAACCGAGCAGTGGGCTGCGGATGTAAAAGCTGACAAAGAAATCGGTGGCGACAAGTTGATTTCTAACCTTAGCGCCGCACAGCGTGCGCTTGACCAGTTCGGGACACCTGAACTCAAAGAATATCTGAACACCACCGGGCTGGGTAATCACCCTGATCTGGTCAAAACGTTCGTGAAAATCGGAAAGGCGATGTCTGAAGATGGCATGGTCACCGGTGGTAATGAAGGCCAGCGTAGTGCGGCCGAAGTGCTCTATGGCAAATAAGAGAGGAAATGACAATGGCTGTTAAAGGCTTAACTGCGCTAACGCTGGCTGACTGGGGTAAGCGCGTCGATCCAAACGGGAAAGTCGATAAGATTATCGAGCTTCTCGGTCAAACTAACCCGATCCTTCAGGATATGCCTTTTGTCGAAGGGAACCTTCCTACCGGACACCGAACCACCATTCGTTCTGGTTTACCTTCAGCTACCTGGCGTTTGCTGAACTATGGCGTACAGCCAAGCAAATCAACCACAGTGCAGGTAACCGATTACGTTGGCATGCTGGAAACCTATGCTGAAGTCGATAAATCACTGGCTGATCTGAACGGCAATACCGCTGAATTCCGCCTGTCTGAAGACCGCGCATTTATTGAAGCGATGAATCAGCAGATGGCGCAGACGCTGTTTTATGGTGATTCCAGCGTTAACCCTCAGCAGTTTATGGGACTGTCCTCCCGCTATTCCAGCCTGTCTGCGGGTAATGCTCAGAACATCATTGATGCTGGTGGCACGGGTACAGATAACACCTCAATCTGGTTAGTGGTGTGGGGCGAAAACACCGTGCATGGCATCTTCCCGAAAGGGCAGAAGGCTGGCATCCAGATGGAAGATAAAGGCCAGGTGACACTGGAAGATGCTAATGGCGGCAAGTACGAAGGCTATCGCACCCATTACAAATGGGACAACGGACTTGCTCTGCGTGACTGGCGTTATGTTGTTCGCATTGCAAACATCGATGTCAGCAATCTTTCAGAACCTTCCTCTGCCGCAAATATTGCGAAGTTGATGGTTAAAGCACTGCATCGCATTCCAAACCGTGGAATGGGTCGCCCGGTGTTCTACATGAACCGCACTGTAGGCCAGGCTCTTGATCTGCAATCTCTGGAGAAAACATCTCTGGCGATCAGCGTAAAAGAGACTGAAGGCGAGTGGTGGACTTCATTCCGTGGTGTACCAATCCGTGAAACTGATGCGCTTCTGGAAACAGAAGCCCGCGTGGTGTAACGCCTGTTATTAACCTGTGGGTCGTAACAGACCCACTAATGGAGAAAGAAGATGATCACCGACAAACTGTTGATGTTCTCCGAAGCTCAGGCGGTTACGAATACCGCGGCTTCTACTGACGTAATCGATCTCGGTCCAATTGATGGAAACCGTCGCGATATCGGCGTGGGTTATCCGCTTGAGTTTTGGGTGCTGGTTAACGAAGCCGCCACGGCAAGTGGTGAGGCAACTGTAAACATCCAGTTGCAGACGAGTGAGAATAACAGCTCATGGTCCACTATTTATGATAGTGGCGCACTGGCAAAGGCTACCCTGACAGCAGGTAAACGAGTTGTTTCTGCAAAGGTGCCTGCCGGTGTTCAGCGATATCTGCGTGTTAACTACTCCGTCGCAACTGGCCCACTAACGGCCGGCAAATTCACTGCGGGTATCAGTCTGGATGTTGATGCCAATACGCCGTACCCGATCCGCTCAAAAGTAACTGGTTAAGGTGATATCGATGTCAGGTGAGAAACCAAGATACCGCGTTCTGCGCCTCTCTCATATCCATAACACACTGTGGCCGGAGGGGGAAGAAATCGAATACGAAGGTGAGCCTGGTAGCGCACTGGAACCTGTTAACGATGCAGCCAGACAGGCAAAAGCAAAGGTAGCAGGAAAGGTGTCTATGGCAGCAACCAGCACCAAAATCATCAACGATGTGTCAGATGATGGTGAACTGGATAAGCTCCGTGAAGAGTACGAATTGCTCTTTAACGAGAAGCCACACCATAACGCTAAAGCCGAAACGCTCCGCGAGAAGATCGCAGATAAGCGTAAAGAACTGGGCGTGTAAGCCTCGCGAATCCGACAAGGGGCTTCGGCCCCTTTATTGCAGGAGTGTATATGGAACTCGTAAACCTCAAAACCGGCACTGACAGCTACCAGGATGAGAGCGGAGAAACCAGAACTCGCGATGAATACCCGTGGGGGCTGTGCATCACTCTTAATAACGACACATTGAATAAGCTGAAGGCGCAACCTCAGGGCGTCGGAACAGAAGTGATGATAACTGCAAAGGCTGTTATTCGAGGCCTGTCTGCCAGAGAAACTGACGATGGTGTTAATCGCAGCGCCGATCTGCAGATCACTGATATGGCGATCGCTCCTGTTTCCAGGGATGTAGAAAAATCAGCGGCTGAAACTCTGTACGGTAACGGAGGTGAGTGATGGCCTCTGTAGTAGAGATCTGTAATCGTGCGCTGTCCAATATTGGCAACAGCCGCAGTATTAACAGCCTGACGGAAGCCAGCAAGGAAGCGGGTGAATGTTCGCTGCACTTTGAGGCCTGCCGTGATGCTGTTCTTTCTGATTTTGACTGGAACTTTGCTACCAAACGCGTGGCGCTTGCAGATACGAGCAATCCACCGCCTGACTGGGAATATGCGTACCAGTACCCGTCCGATTGTCTGCGCATTACTGAAATTATGCTTCCTGGTGTACGCAATCCAACAGCAGCAATGCGCGTTCAGTACGAAGTTGGTGCAGACACCAACGGAACAGGAAAGTTGATCTACACAGACCAGCCGCAGGCATGGCTCAAGTATGTCTCTCGCGTTTCAGATGTGAACATGTTTGATGCCATTTTTATGGAGGCGTTGGCCTGGCGTCTTGCGGCAGCTATTAACATGGCGCTGACTGGGAATGCAGACCTCGGTACGTTTGCCCTCAATATGTACAATCGCGTGATTCTTAGTGCTGGCTCGCATAGCCAGAATGAATCACAGGAACCACAGCCACCGGTTGACGAGTTTACCATTGCGAGGTTGTCCTGATGGCTATCAGTTGGATCCAGCCCAGCTTTGCCGGTGGTGAGATTGGACCGTCGTTGTACGGTCGTATCGACATGGCGAAGTACCAGGTGGCATTGCGCAAGTGCGATAACTTTATCGTGCGGCAGTATGGCGGCGTTGAGAATCGACCTGGTACGCGTTTTGTCGGTGCCGCCAAATACCCAAATCGGAAATGCCGCCTGATCCCGTTCCAGTTCTCGACGGTTCAGACTTATGCTCTGGAGTTCGGACACCAGTACATGCGCGTTATCAAAGATGGTGCGTTGGTGCTGAACAGCAGCAATGTTATTTATGAAATTGCCACGCCATATACTGAAGCCGATCTGTTCCGAATTAAATTCACGCAAAGCGCAGACGTGCTTACGCTGGTTCATCCGGCATACCCGCCGAAAGAGTTGCGCCGCTATGCGCATGACAACTGGCAACTGGTTGATGTGGTAACGAAGAACGGGCCATTTGAAGATATCAATATTGACGAGTCAGTGACGGTTTATGCCAGCGCCAGCACCGGGACAATTACGTTAACGGCAAGCGCCTCAATTTTTGGCGCGGAGCAGGTAGGCAAATTGTTCTATCTGGAACAGCCTGCAGTGGATTCTGTGCCGGTATGGGAAACCAGTAAGAGTACGTCGATTGGCGATATTCGCCGTGCAGACAGTAACTACTATCGCGCCGTTACAGCAGGCAAAACAGGCACTTTGCGCCCTTCGCATACAGAAGGCACATCATGGGATGGCTGGGGCGGATCCGGTGATGATGATACCGGCATTGAGTGGGAGTATCTGCACAGTGGTTTTGGCATTGCCCGTATCTCTGCTGCAAATGGAACTACTGCAACTGCCGAGGTGATTTCCTATATCCCTTCGCAGGTAGTTGGCGAGGATAATGCCAGCTATAAATGGGCTAAATATGCCTGGAACAGTATTAACGGTTATCCTGGCACTGTTGTTTATTATCAACAACGCCTTTACTTCGCCGCATCGACTGCGTTCCCTCAGACTATCTGGGCCAGCCGTACCGGGGATTATAAGGATTTTGGCAAAAGCAATCCTACGCAGGATGACGACAGAATTATCTACACCTATGCCGGGCGTCAGGTTAATGAGATCCGCCACCTGATTGATGTCGGTTCGCTGGTGGCACTGACTTCCGGAGGTGAGTACGTCATCACCGGCGACCAGAACAAAGTGTTAACCCCATCATCATTTGCATTCAGCTCTCAGGGATCAAATGGCTCGAGCAATGTCCCACCAATTGCCGTGGCGAATATTGCTCTGTTCGTCCAGGAGAAAGGCAGTGTTGTCCGTGATCTGGCCTACTCATTCGATGTTGACGGCTATCAGGGGAACGACCTGACCATCCTTGCCAATCATCTTTTTCAGAAGCACAGCATTGTTGACTGGTGCTTCTCTATTGTCCCTTACTCCAGCGCCTTCTGCATTCGTGATGACGGTAAATTACTGGTGATGACCTATCTGCGTGATCAACAGGTTTTTGCATGGGCACCACAGTCCAGTACCGGAAAATATGAAAGCACATGCAGTATCAGCGAAGGCAATGAAGATGCGGTGTATTTCGTCGTTAACCGAACCGTTAACGGGCAAACAGTGAGATACATCGAGCGACTGTCCAGCCGTTTATTTACCAGCGATGAAGATGCTTTCTTTGTTGATTCTGGCCTTAGCTATGATGGAAGAAATACGTCTGACAGAACGATGACCATCACTGGTGGTTCTGGTGAATGGGATTACCGCGCGGAATATACAATCAGTGTTTCTGGTGGTGCGTACTTCACCAGTAGTGATGTCGGTGCGCAACTACAGTTCCCTTATACCGGCGATGAAGTGTCAAAAGAATTACGTTGCGACATTATTTCTGTAACCAGCAATACCGCAGTAGTGGTTCGTGCTAACAGGAACGTCCCGCCATCCCTCAGGAATGTGGCTACCACAAACTGGCAGATGGCGCGCCGGACATTTGGCGGCTTGTCTCATCTTGAAGGCCAGACCGTAAACATCCTCTCTGATGCGAACGTGGAACCACAAAAAGTGGTTTCCGGAGGTGCCGTCACGCTGGAATCACCGGGGGCTGTTGTGCACATCGGCCTGCCAATAACTGCTGAATTCGAAACACTGGATATCAACATTAACGGACAGGAAACGCTGCTGGACAAAAAACAGGTGATCCCGTCCGTTACTCTGGTTGTGAATGCCAGTCGCGGCATCTGGGCGACTACGCCCGGCGGTAAATGGTACGAATATCCACAGCGTGAATTCGAGTTCTACGATGATCCTGTTGATGACGCTACCGGAAAAGTAGAAGTGAAACTGGACAGTAACTGGGGCAAAAACGGACGTGTAAAAATCCGTCAGCTTGACCCGTTGCCGCTGTCTGTTCTTGCCGTTATTCCTCGCCTTACTGTTGGGGGATTCTGATGATCGACGTTCAAATTATTCCCGCTACCGAAGAGCATCTTCAGATGATTTTGCCGGATGTTCGTCAGGCTGATATTGACGAACTGTATGCGGTATCGCTGATGACTACCGAAGATGCGCTGCGTGTTGGTCTGCGTACTGCGACTATGGCCTGGTCAGGATTTGCGAACGGAGAACTGGTAACCATGTTTGGCGTATCTCCGGCGTCAATGATCGGTGGCAATGGTACGCCCTGGCTGGTCGGAACCAGCCGTATCGAAAAATATCAGAAGACATTTCTTCGCCACTGCCGCCCTGTATTGCAGCAGATGCTGGCAGTTTATCCGCGCCTGGAAAACTATGTCGACGAGCGAAACCATGTTGCCAAAGCATGGCTGCACTGGCTTGGATTCAGGCTTGAAGAAGCCGCGCCTTATGGTGCTCTTGGTCTTAATTTCCACAGATTTCACATGGAGAGAAAATAATGTGCGATCCGGTTATTGCTGGTGGCGCAATGCTCGCCATGAGTGGCATTCAGGCATACACCCAGTACCAACAGGGAAAGTATGCCTCGAAGGTTGCAGAAGCGAACGCAGATATAGCCACAGCTCAGGCAAATGATGCAATAAACAGGGGTAACGCTGAAGCTGAGCAACGGCGCAGAGAGACCCGACAGCGGCTTGGTACACAGGCGGCGACAATGGGGGCTACCGGCGCTGATTTATCTACCGGTAACGCGCTGGATATATTTGGTGACACTGCTCAGTTTGGCGCTCTTGATTCGCTGACGACGGTGAATAACGCGCAACGCGAGGCTTACGGTTATCAGGTTCAGGCTGCCAACTATAAAGCAGAAGCCAGTTCAGCCCGTAAACAGGGGAATGTGGGAGCAGCAACAACATTGCTCACTGCGCCTCTGAAGGCATACGGTGCGTACCAGATGTTTGGTGGGACGTGGAGTCCGTTTACTCAAAGCACCCCTGCGCCAATCGGGGCAGCAGCAGGAACCAGATTACCCGGAGGATTATAATGCCAGTCGTACCAACAGTATCCGGACGCCAGGTTGAGAGCCGTGGAGTTCAGTCAGCAGGCTTGCAGACGTTTTCTCAGCCAGGTATTGGTGATGCTTTTGTTCGGGCAGGGACAGAGGCAATTGATGTTTTGGGGCAGGCAAAACAGCGTGCCAATATCGCTCTGGCTCAGGAGGCATCTCTTAACCTCAGTCAGATAAGCAGTGATCTGCTGAATAACCCTGAAACAGGTTTGCTTAACCTGAAAGGGAAAAATGCTATTGGAAAAGGCCATGAGTATACGCAGCAGTTTGATGCTCAGGTCGAACAACTGGCTATGTCGCTGCCGGATGAACAGGCTCGTAATGCTTTCATGCAGCAGGCGCAGCAGCAGCGCATTCAGTTCACTACGCAGGCCGGGCGACACGAGATAGGGCAAATTAATGCCTACGAAGAAGGCCAGTTTCAGGCGACACTGCTGAACAATGGTAAAAATGCCGCAGCATTGTATGGCGACAACGCCGCATACGTATTGGCTAACAAACAAACTTTCCAGCAAATTGAGGAGTACGGTGTTGCACATGGCTGGAGCAACGAGCAAATCCAGGCCAAGAAAATCGAGTTTAAAGAGAAGGTTGCTGATGCTGCATTGTCCCAGTGGTCGGCAAACAATGCGACCGCATTCATCCAAAGTAATGGCGAGTTAAGTGATACTGCTGCTGGAGCTCGCCGTGCTGTAGCAGATAGTGACTCTTCCGAGCGTGCCCGTGGCATACGCAACAATAACCCAGGAAATCTCGAATACAGCAAAACTAATCCGTGGGTAGGCCAGACCGGTGATGATGGTCGATTTGCTAAATTCGAAACACCTGAACACGGGATTCGTGCATTAGGGCGGAACCTGATGTCGTATCAGAGGCAGGGTATTGATACCGTCAGCGAGATAATTAATCGCTGGGCACCGCCTGCTGATAAAAATGACACTATGTCGTATATCAAAGCAGTGTGCGAACAACTTGGCGTTTCTGCTGATGAGCCTCTCGATGCATCTAATCCTGATACCCTGAAGGCGCTTTGTGCAGCCATTATCCATCATGAGAACGGTAGCCAGCCATACAGTGATCAGCAGTTAACTGCTGGTGTCAGTGCAGCACTTGGTTTATCAACAATTCCAACCAACACCAAACGCTATACCGGTAATGCAGCATTCGATGCGGCATCTCCTGAGGCGCAGGCAAGTTTTATGCGACAGGCGGATCAACTGCGTCGGCAGCAGCAGGCTGAATATAAAACGATGATTGACAGCCAGGTTCGCGATGCGACAGCTGCGTATATGCGTGGCGTTGAATTTCCTAACCCACCTGGTGAGGCTGATTTTATTGCAGCTTATGGAGTAAGAGAAGGAAACCTGCGATATACCGAGTTCAGAAATACGCAAATCGCCGGACAGTATATAGGCTCTTTCCGCAACATGCCGACAAGCAGCATTACAGCATATGTTGAGCAATTACGCCCGGATACTGGTGAGACAGGGGAGGGTTATGCGGCACGAGCCGCTCTTTATGACAACGTTGTGTCGGCTGCAAGTCAGGTGATAAAGCAGCGACAGGCTGATCCTGTACAGTTCTCTCTTGCCGCCGGACAGACAAAGCCTATCGACATGAGCAATAAGGATAACTTTGGACAGAGCGTTGCCTTGCGTGCTGCTCAGGTCAGTGACCTTGCTAAGTCATATGGCACTCCACTGACGTTCTTTTCCAAAGACGAGGCCAATCAGATCGGTGTTTTCTTTCGTGATGCGCCCGTTTCCCAACAGGCAGCATATCTCGATACCATCAGGCAGAGCACTGGTGGTGGGCAGGTGTATATGTCAGCACTACAGCAGATCAGTGCCAACGCTCCATCTGCTGCCGTTGCCGGGATACTGATGGATAAGCCAGGTGGTATTTTGGCAGAAAAAAACTGGTTTAATCCGGATGTTTCCGTGTCTCCTGAAACCGCTGCGCAGACAATTCTTGCTGGCGCGGCGGCTCGTAAAGGTACTGATGATGCGAAAGGTATTCCGATGCCTAAAGATGCTGATCTTCGCCTTGAGTTTTCTGACATGGTGAAGGATGCATTTGCTGGTGACGCTCAGGGGGCATCAATGGCATACGAGATCGCAAAGGATTATTACGCTGGTGTGATGGCGAAAAAAGGCGTGGTATCAGGCGAAATTGACAATGATGTCTGGAAACAGGCTGTTAACGTAGCTACAGGTGGCGTGCATGACTATAACGGAATGGGGAATGTCCTTTTGCCGTGGGGAATGTCTGCAGAGCAATTCGATAAGCAGGTTAATCAGGCTTGGAATGAACAAGTTGTCGGCTCTGGGATAAAAACACCGCCTGGTCAGTATGGTTTGCAAAGTTACGGCGATAGTCAGTACCTGGTGAAACTTGGTACTGGTTATCTGCTGAAAGATGATGGTTCTCCCGTTGTTCTTAATCTGACACAGAAGCGTCAGAGATTCTCCGGAGATATTCCGCAATGAGTTACTTTGGCCTTAATCCAGTAAACCAGAATCAGCAGCTTGACGAAGCAGCATCAAATCCAGCTGGCTTTAACAGCGATGTTGGTTTTTTCGACAATGCTGTAGGAGCGGCATTGTCTGGTTTGTACTCCGGGCTGGTGGCAAAGCCAGATCAGTTGCTATGGGCAGGGATGGATAAAATCGTATCCCCGATTGCTCAGTTTGTTAACGAAAACACCTCGCTCAATGATACTTCAGTTTCATACATTGCCGAGCAGAGAAAACTAGCAGAGCAGCAGGTTAAGCGGCTGACGCCTGATGCCGCGACAACTGGAACCGCTGGGCAGGTTCTTTATGGGTTGTTCGATATGGGCGGGCAGGCTGTTGTCGGTACAACGCTCGGTGGTCCTGTCGGAGGTGCAGCGGCGGTAACTTCGCTACAGGGTTTTTCTGAGTTTGAACGGCTGACAGCACAGGGTGTTGATTTCAGGACGGCGCAGGAAGCGGGATTAGTGCAGGGCATTACTGCTGGTGCCGGAACGCTGATCCCTATGAGCCTCGGGTTACGTGCTGGTGGTGCGCTGGCGGAAGGTGTGGCGGCTCAGCTTGCGCGGACGGGTGAGAGTTCAGTGCGACGCGCCGCAGCAACAGCAGTACGTGCAACGCCAGATATTGCCTATGCCGCAGGTACAAATATTGCGTTCGGTATGGCACAGCGTGGGCTTACTGCAAAAACACTTCGTGATGGTGGCTATAGCGAAATGGCTAACCAGTATGATGTGTTGGATCGACAGGCAATTGCTATTGATGCTGTTCTTGGGGTGGCGTTTGGTGGTGTCGGCAGATTTATTAACTCTCGCGGCGAGTCTACAAACGCACCAAATTTTTCACCAGTTGATATCGATGCTGCACTGGCGGCGAATGCCGCTCATCATGCTGAAATTGATATTGCGCCCGGCGTGCCGATCAACGTGCTTTCGCGCAATTCTCACATTCAGGCTCTGCGAAAAGCTATGTCTGATGTTAGCCAGGGGAGACCTGTAGACGTTGCCAGCATTGTTGAGTCTGCATCTTTCAGTGAAATTCCTGGGCGCAAGAGTCTGCTGTCTCAGGCAGTTAATGAGGCTCTGTCATCTGTAGATGATGGAGTAACGGCGCGCGCTATAGAAAATCGGTTGCTTGAAGAACAGGCCGCGCAGCTTTTGCCGCGTGGAGATAGACAGGTTTACCAGTCTGAAATCGCTAATAGCCAACGAATTATTGAAAATCTCACTGAACAGCGTGCACAAATTCTTGCAGAAGAGCCAACCGGTAGCGGTAAAGCTTTGTCTCGTGCTCGATCAGATAAACAGGCCAGACTTCGCGATATTGATCAACGAATCCGGCAGGCACAAGAACGCCTGGAATTTTCCCGTAACGCGTTGGCACCGCACGAGCCTGGCGGTCAGTTTTTTGAAGCTCGAGCAGAACTGGCTCGGAGACAGCAGGCAGAAAGTGAACTTAATGCTCAGGCTGTTTCATTCTATAAAACAGCAGAGGTCAGGACGCCAGACGAAGTAGCTCCTTTTGAGCCTGATAAAATATTGCAACAGGCAGAACAAAAAATGATGTCAGATCAGGCAGGAGATATTGATCTGCGCATAGCTGAAGACTCGCTGCTTGAATCACCTGACATGATAATCACCGTGCTGGATGATGATGGTAATCCACAATCGCGCAGTGCGCGTGAAGTACTGGATGAAGCGAACAGGGAAAGTGAGCAGGCAATACAGGATTCCAGCCTGTTTGATGTTGCTGTGGCGTGTTTCTTGAGAGGTTAAATTAAATGAGACAGGAATGTATACAAGCGGTCCAGCAGGCGGCGCAGCGCACGTTAACGGCGCGAGAAATACAGAACATTGAAGACCGCATTTATCGAAATATGCGCTCCATTGCTCGTGATGACCCGATGTCGTGGCGACAACTTTCCGAATCAGAACGGTTGTATCGTGCAGCACAATTGGCATCTGAAGAATTACAGCGAGAAGCGGCATTAAAGAAACGTCGTGTGGCCCTCACTATAGCCGCACGTCAGAGATTGGATAAATTTATCAATAGCTATCAAGGGGCTGATGGGAAACTTGGCGCTCTTAACCGTACTATTGCTTTTAATGCAGACGGTAAATCGAATTTCCTCTCTGTTGAATCCAGAACAAAAGCCACCCGTGATTATGCATTGAGTCAATTGCAGGAGGCATTCGAAGCAGTTGATCCTCGCTTTTTTGGTCTGTTTGAAGATGAAGCGGGCGTACGTGACCTGGTATATGAAATGCGGGGGCAAAATACTGGCAATGCTAAAGCAAGAAAAGGTGCTAAGGCGTGGAGAGAAGTTACAGAGCTGCTGCGCCGCCGGTTTAATGATGCTGGTGGGGACATTGGCTATCTCGAAAACTGGGGGATCCCTCAACATCATTCTATGGAAAAGGTTGGGGCGGTATCAAAAGATAAATGGGTTAGCGATGTTATAGGTAAGCTGGATCGCAAATATTATACCCGAGCCGATGGACAACTGATGAACGATGCCGAGTTGTCTGCATTTCTTGGAGAGGCTTATAACACGATCGCTACTGGTGGGCTGAATAAGCTTACTGATACCGGAATGCGAATTTCCGGCGCACGTGCTAACCGTGGTAATGCATCACGACAGATACATTTCAAAGATGCAGATTCCTATCTGCAATATCAGCAACTTTATGGCGATCGCTCTCTATGGGAAATCATGGTCGGTCACCTTGAAGGTATCAGTAAAGATATTGCACTGGTGGAAACATATGGCCCAAACCCCGATCATGTTTTCCGCTCTCTTCTTGATCAGGTGAAGGCAGAAACGGCAACAGCTAACCCGAGTAAAACCGGTAAAGTCGAGCGGCTGGCGAACAACACAGAGAATCTGTACAACTTTATTTCCGGAAAGACACAGCCTGTAGCGAATCCGCACATCGCGCGATGGTCTGACAATATCCGCAACTGGCTGGTTGCCAGCAGACTCGGATCCGCGTTGCTGTCATCGTTCTCTGATCTTGGAACCATGTATCTGTCTGCGAAGGTTACCAACCTTCCAATGAACCAGTTATTCCGCAACCAGCTTGAAGCTATGGACCCAACGAACCGTACAGAACTTGCGCGGGCGCGCCGCGCTGGTCTGGCGATGGAATCTCTACTTGGCAGCGTTAACCGCTGGGCGATGGATAATATGGGGCCGTCTGTATCTCGTTGGGCTGCAACGGCGGTAATGCGTGCCAGTGGGCTTACAGCATGGTCAGATGCGCACAAGCGCGCCTATGGCGTAACCATGATGGGAAGCCTGGGAGAAGTAGTGTCACGGACACCAGACCTTCGTAGCCTCGATGATTCTGATTTTCGTATCCTGAAAAGCAAAGGGATTACTGACACAGACTGGAGCGTATGGAAGCTGGCGCAACAGGAGGACTGGGGGAACGGCAATAATACGATGCTGACACCGGAAAGCATTATGCGTATCCCTGATTCAGCAGTTAAACATCTTGGTGAGCCTGAACGCGTGAAATTTGAGGCAATGCGTAAACTGCTCGGTGCCGTAACTGAAGAAGTTGATATGGCTGTTATTACACCAGGAGCACGTGAGCAACTGATAACCGGTTCTGGTATTCAGCGTGGAACATGGAAAGGTGAATTAACGAGAAGTGTTTTCCTGTTTAAATCGTTCCCTATCTCGGTGGTTATGCGTCACTGGTCACGCGCTATGGGTATGCCGTCTGCTGGTGGGCGTGCGGCATATATTGCGACGTTTATTGCCAGTACGACCATTCTTGGCGCTTTGTCGCAGCAACTTAACGACCTTGCGTCTGGTCGTAATCCTCGCGAGATGACAGGAGAAGATGCTGCTAAATTTTGGCTTGGTGCTCTACTGAAAGGTGGTGGTCTTGGCCTTTACGGTGACTTTTTATTGTCAGATCACACTAGGTACGGAAGCGGCGCGCTGGCGTCGATGCTTGGCCCGGTAGCTGGTCTGGTTGATGACGTAGTGAAGATTGCTCAGGGCATACCGTTAAATGCTGTGGAAGGGAAGAGTGAGCAGACTGGTGGTGATCTGGTGAAGCTGGGGAAAGGTTTGATGCCAGGTGCGAATCTCTGGTACTTAAAGGCGGCTCTCGATCATATGATCTTTAACCAGATGCAGGAGTATTTTTCACCAGGCTATTTGCGTAAAATGGAGCAACGTTCGAAGAAAGAGTTTAACCAGACATACTGGTGGCGACCTCAGGATGTCACTCCGCAATAAGGAAGTGTTGTGTTTTTAATTATTTTGAGTGTGATAATTTCTGGTGGGTTGTTATTTATTGACCGCTACAAATATTTTCTTAACCCTCAGACTCAAGCTATTTGCTGGTTCATCTTTGTTGTGCAGGGAATAGTTCTTGTTGCAAGCCTTATTGAGGGGAGGCCTCTGATTTTTACTGGGTAAATAGGTGACTACATGCAAGCTATAGGATTCATTGTTTATATCGTCGTTGGTCTTTTTCAGTTGGCAGCAATTATGGCTGGGCTTGAATCATGGTGGGGATTGCACTGGATAATTGCAGCCCCCATTGCTTTCATCGTGAGCTATATTCCATTTGTTGGAGCGATTGTTGGTATGGTTGGCGCTGTGGATGTATGGCGGTGGGAGTGGTGGCAGGCTGGCCTTCTCTTCTTTGGTGGGATCATCTTTGCTATTGTCTGCGGTGGAATGTCATCATTTTTCGAATGGCTATCATTCAGAAAAAGAGCGTGACATGTCACAGGCCGCTCTTGCGGCCTTTAAATTTACCGGGTTTGTTTTCGTAATTGTTCGGCACAATAGTCGAGATGTGTTTGCAGATCCCGCATAGACATCTGTGAGCTGGTGACGTAGTTAATCAGTGCAGTCAGTTCGGCAAGTGGGCCATCGACATTAAATCCATCCTTATCGAGATCCCGGAGTAATTTCATCAAGTGCGATCCCTCCACCAGTGACCTGACGCCTCCCGGCGTGTGAATCCTTTCGGTAAATCCGTCTTCCAGTGGATAGTGATACTGCTGCATCTTAATCTTCTCCATGCAATAACTGTATATTTATACAGTAGCAAATAATTTGTTTGCTATCCAGCACGTTTTGCAAATTACCTGAAAGGTAATATCTATTCGTATTTACAGCCTTTCTATCCATATATGGTTTTTCAGGTAATAGAATAACCAGATATGCGGCGCAACGGGTGCTGCGACTATCTGGAGATTTAACATGACGGTCTCAACCGAAGTTGACCACAACGAATACACAGGTAACGGCGTTACGACATCATTTCCGTATACCTTCCGTATTTTCAAAAAATCCGACCTGGTTGTTCAGGTGTCTGACCTGAACGGGAACGTAACAGAATTGGTTCTGGATACCGGTTATACGGTAACTGGGGCGGGCACTTATAGTGGCGGTTCTGTTGTTCTTCCGTCGCCGCTTGCTGCTGGATGGCGAATTACGATAGATCGTGTGCTTGATGTAGTGCAGGAGACAGACCTTCGCAATCAGGGAAAGTTTTTCCCCGAAGTGCATGAAGATGCCTTTGACTACCTGACGATGCTGATCCAGCAATGTTTTGGGTGGTTCAGACGTGCATTGATGAAACCATCTTTGCTTGCAAAATATTACGATGCAAAGCAAAACAGAATTTCTAACCTTGCAGATCCATCACTTGAGCAGGACGCTGTAAATAATCGCTCAATGCGTAATTATGTCGATGCTGCAATCGCCGGGGTTGTTGGTGGTTTTGGTTGGTTTATTCAGTATGGTTCAGGCGCGGTATATAGAACGTTTCAGGATAAGATGCGGGATACTGTCAGTGTTCTTGACTTTGGCGCTAAAGGTGATGGAGTCACAAATGATACAGATGCTTTCATTGCCGCGGCATCTGCTTCGCCACAAGGTGTTTATGTTCCTGATGGCACGTATTTATTGCCGGAAGATATTAATGGAAGATTTTATGGCCCAGGAAAAATAATTAAAGAGACAGGAGCGGAACGAATTCCGTTTACCAATGTAGCTCAGTCTCATAGCAACCTTATTTTAGGTTATGATGCCGCAAAAAATTACACTGACTCTGGTAAAGGTAATCAATTGGTTTTGCTTGGACCAAGTTCTGGTCGCAACATAACTAGCGGCACTAACACAATCGTGGTTGGTGTGGGTGGTTTGTCAGGAGATACTCTAGAAGATGATCTTACAGATAAGTCGCCATTTTCTGGAACAGAGATTATCAGTATAGGTATTAATGCTTTGAAGAAAGCCACCACTGGAAATAACATGATTGGTATTGGCAGGGATGCGCTAAACGAGTGTAAGGATGGTAGGTTCAATGTTGCAGTTGGTATGTCAGCTTTGCAGCAACTCCATTCTGGAGAAGCTAATGTTGCAATAGGACGCTCTGCAGGAATGCGTACTGGCATCTACACAGACCCTCAAGGTGTACGTCTTGGGTATGATAAATGTAATGGAAATACCCTTATTGGTAATGCAGCTGGTAGGGAGTTAAAGCAAGGTGATCATAACACAGCTATAGGTAATGGAGCATTGCGAGGAGTATCATCAACTGAGAACCCATACACTGGGACTCTCACAGGTAATTTTAATACAGCAATTGGTGTTGATGCTCTCAATTCCCTATCCTCAGGTGACCTGAATGTTATGATAGGAGCAAGAGCAGGAAGAAAATTACCAACTGGAAATGGTAATATTTTTATAGGTCCAGATGCTGGCACCGGAATATCAGAAGATACCTCCAATAAATTCATTGTAAATAATCACAAAGGATTGCCTTTTTTAGAAGGTGTTATGGGAGGCGCACAAGCGGAAGATAACTATTTGCGTATAGATGGTAGTGTTGCCCCCCAGATAGATAATCAAAGAACTTGTGGTCAATCTAGTCGTAGATGGCAAACTGTCTTTGCAACTAATGGTGTAATACAAACATCTGACGGTAGATGTAAAGATGTGTATGAGATATCTACGGCAGAGTATAGTGCAGGGCTAGAATTAGCCATTAGCATGATAAAGTTTAAATGGACAGATGCAGAATCTGATAAGTATCACTTCGGATGTATGGCTCAAGAAGTAATGCTGATTATGGAGAAATATAATCTTAACCCTACAGACTATTCTCTGGTTACTTATGATAAAGAATCGGATATGTATGGTGTAAATTACGCTGACTTATCTTGTTTCTGTATTGCTGCTATGTCTAAACATTTATTACGAAGTGCGTAAGTACATATTTTATTGTTATTCCTAAACCACCTCCTTGGGAGGTGGTATGTTATAGCTATCTTTTACTGATTAAATCAGTGAATTAATAACTTAAATATTGTAATTATGCCTAAATTACTCGTTAATAATTTCTCTACCGTGTTTTAATCAGTGACACTTTTTCGGCAGTAATGAGTTTAACATTAGTATCACAATGAATTACCTGTTTAACCACATGTGGTTTATTGTGTATGATGAACCCCTTAAATTAGGGGGGCATATGCACATTAAACGGTGGTTTTTATGTCAGTTCAGATAACCAGTGAGTCTTTAAATCAGTGGCTTAGCATGAGTTCTCTGGTGGCGGTTATAGCAGGAGCACCTCCTGAGGTTGCTTTGGGGTCTTTGGCTGGAGCGGTTATTTTTGTTACCTCTGCAGTAGAGTATCCCATTCGTCGTCGCGTACTCTTGTCGATGCTTAGCTTTCTCTGTGGCCTTCTCTTTTACAAACCTACAGCATCCATCCTTATCGGTGTAGCCAGCCTGATCCCTACCATCACGCAGGACTCTTTCGAGAAAGGGATCGTCTTCTCTGCTGGCGCATTTGTGTCGTCAATTGTCGCTGTGCGAATTGGTATATGGCTTTATCACCGTTCCGATAATCCACGCGAGTTAATTCCGGGGAGAAAAGACGATGGTAACGCATGAGTTTTTTTTGCTTATCACCAATGCAGTTATTTGCACTGGCATAGCAATTCGCGTTGTCACATTCCGGCGTAACGGCTCTCAACACCGAAGGTGGGGAGGATGGCTTGCTTATTTCCTGATTGTTGCTGCGGCCAGTATTCCTGTTCGTGTCGCCTATGCAATCTGGTTACGTACGCCAATGGCTGTGGATTTATCTGAGGTCATTATCAACGCTGTCATGCTAGCTGCGGTTATTAAAACTCGCGGTAACGTTGTTCAGATTTTCAAAATAACGAGGTCTAAACATGGAGATTAAACAATTCCAACGAGCTGCTGGTATTAGCGAGGCGCTGGCCGCACGCTGGTTCTCGCATATAACTTCTGCGATGAAAGAGTTTGATATCAGCAAACCAGAAGATCAGGCAATGTTTATTGCTCAGGTCGGGCATGAGTCTGGAGGCTTCACCCGGTTGCAGGAAAATTTCAACTACAGCGTCAGCGGACTGGCGAGCTTTGTCAGGACTGGACGCCTCACCCAGGGACAGGCTAATGCACTGGGGCGCCGTGCTGGTGAACCACCATTGCCACTTGAGCGCCAGCGCGCGATCGCAAATCTGGTTTACAGCAAACGCATGGGTAACAATGCTCCCGGCGATGGCTGGAATTACCGTGGGCGCGGGCTTATCCAGATTACCGGTTTGAATAACTATCGTGACTGCGGAAACGGTATGAAAGTTGACCTGCTGGAGAATCCTGAACTGCTGGCGCAGGACGAATACGCGGCTCGTAGCGCGGCGTGGTTCTTTGCCAGCAAAGGATGCATGAAGTATACCGGTGATATTGCACGTGTAACTCTGATTATCAATGGTGGCCGGAACGGCATCGACGACCGGCGCTCGCGGTACGTCACTGCCAGTAAGGTGCTGGCTATATGATCTGGGCATTCGTAAAAGCATATTGGAAACAACTGATTATCGTGGTGATGCTTGCTGCTCTGTTCATCGTCGGAGTGGTTGCCTGGAATATACACGGCAGTCGCCAGTACGATGCCGGGTATGCGCAGGCGGAAGAAGACCGCAAAGACGAAGAAGACAAAGTTCGTCAGTACTACGAACAGGAGAAAGTGACCAATGAACGTGAAGCGCAGCAGAGAATCGACCAGGCGCGCAATGATGCTCTTGATGCTGCCGCTCGCGCTGGCAGGTTGCAGCAACAACTCTTTGCCATCCGTGAGCAGCTCAGGCAGTATAACGCCATTGTCGGCGCTGGGACGTCAGCCGCAGACACCGGAGTTTTGCTTGCCGACGTGCTCAGCAAATCTCTCGAGAGAAACAGACAACTGGCAGAGTATGCTGACCGGGCAGCCGAAGCCGGAAGAGTCTGCGAAAAACAGTATGACACCCTGACGAGATAGCATGGCATTTTTCATGGTACTGATTTCCGGTGACGGTATATAAAACGGTACGGTGAAAATCATGTTGCAGGAAGTTGTTATCAGTCAATTGGTTATGGTATCCGTAAATAATTGAGTGGGAATGATTTTGATCCCTGCACTATGAATGAACAAAACCCTCTGTTACTACAGAGGGTTTTTTATCTTCAAGAATTATAGGCTTGAAGTTACTTACATCGATTAATTAAACCAGCTGTCCGATTTGTTCTCTTCTGCTTTGCCCACGCTTTTCATCAGATCGCGACCGCCCTCAGTCATATTCCTGTTTGCGTCAGCTTCAGATTGCACCACATCGGTTTGCGCAGCTTTGTGCTTCAGTTCCTGATCGATAAATTCGTTTTCTCGCTTAACGCGGGCTTCTTCTTTCGCCAGCGCCAGTTTTTGTTTCTGAATCTCTAAGCTGCGTAGCTCATCTTCATAAC